CGGACACAATTCACCTCTTTTGCTCGAATTGTCAGACAATACTTTAGCCGAGCAGAGTATTGTTTAATCGGTTTACATAATACCCTCCCCCGCTGTGTCAATTGTGCGAACAATTCACACAATTTCACCGGTTAAGCTAGAGGCTGGGGCTAAGGTTGAATCTGATTTTTCACACGAATGTAAGCGCTTACAATTTTCTGAAAGCCGCACAAATTGCAAACGTTTGCAAAAATGGGTTAAATGCAAAGAGAGCCAGGCTATTAACCTGACTCTCAATGTTTTACATCATATCTCCATTAATGTCATCTTTCCTATCTCTATAATCACTCGGCCCATGGTAATCAACAAATCCATCATAATATCTTCTGTCTCCGCCCTCTCTCCATTCAATCTTTCCCACCACATCTTCAGGCGTAATTTCAGTCATGCCATCACCGGTTCTTCTCACAGCTCTTTCCTTTGCTACCTCAATCATTCTATAATTCTCAGCCATTATAAATCCTCCCTATTGTTTAAAATAAAATATGCTGTTACTACTTGTAAAGTGCAATCCAAAGTTTACAAAATAATTTGGTGCTGTTGCTTCAAAAGTTGGAACATTTACGTTTACTCCTGTATCAAAGAAATTGAATATCAGCCCATTAATATAACTTACAGGTGTAATTGAAATTACAGGGCCTAAGTGATCTTTAAGCGTTAAAATTTTTAATTCGCCGGCCGGTGCACCGTTAAGTTGTCACTGAATATGAAAATCTACTTCTCCGTTGCCATAAAATGTAATATAACATGAAACTACTACAAAATTAGCTGAAGCCACAGTAAAATAAGGACATATTTTCGTTGTTCCATCATAATGTAAACATACAGGGACGCGAGAAGGAGTAGAGTCACCTTCTTTTAATATTGACGATATAATTTTATCACCCATGATATTTTGCATTTCTTTAATTGGGTGAAGCCCGTCAGTTGTCCATATTAAATTTTGATAACTTCTGTGACCAAACATATTGGAAGCCATGTCAATATAAGCAGCACCTAAAATTTCACATGCGTTATAAATTATTTGATTGTAGTAACGAGGATTATGCAATGTGATATTTTCAGTAAACCAGGGGGTAGATTGCGTCATAAAACCTAAGCAATAAATTTCACTGTATAAATTTTTTGCTTGCAGGTTTCCGATTATATTAATCATGTTGTAAGCAAAAGTCCCCCGGGTCGCTCCATTTACATAACCTATTTCAATTCCAGCGGTGCAATCATTGATACCACACCATACAATTATCATATCATATGTTTCTGTGAGGGCATTGACCTTCTCTAATATATCGCTGGAAGTATATCCTCCATATGATAAATTATCAATTTTGGTTGCTAATGGGCCAACTAATTCCCTAAATCTTTTAACCCACGTAACCGTACCAGCCGGATCTTCCCACGATAAGCTGTCCCCAAGTATCAGTATTTTTTTGCCACCAAATATTCTTTTTAATTCGCCCTCGTCCTCTCTTAATTTATTTGTATTAGAATTTTCCACCAGTACGTTATAGGGCGTATTATTTTTGTCTTTAAGAGGTATAGTATCAAAATATGGTAATGCTGTACTTGTTATAGGTGTTTTATATGTTAAAGGGTTTTGGGGATTAAGTGAAACGTCAGTTGCATTAATTGTTTTTGTTGCTGTTATATTTTCTGTATCATTAGCGGCGTTGGTTGTTTTATTCCCCGTGTACGTCTCAACCAGAGAAGCAGCATTTGTTGTCACATTTCCCGTGTACGTCTCAACCAGAGAAGCAGCATTTGTTGTCACATTTCCCGTGAAAGTTTCCGTGTCGTTGGTGCCGTATCTGTTAATACCAGTAGTGTCCACGATATTAACATAGTTTCCGCTTCCTCCGGTAATCGTAGCCCGCGAGTTAAGAATAGTTCCCTCAATCGTGGCCCCTGCCGCAGAGATCACAGCTCCGTTAGGAATAACTACGTTAGAATAAATTCCAGTGATCTTATTATTCCCATTAATAATCATCAGTGCATTAGCACTAAGCTGAGAAGCATTCTTAAAAATGACATTACTGATCACAGCCCCGTCACCATTAAGGGTCATAGCATTATGCTGTATACCATCGAACAACCAATACGCACCCTCAAACTCATTGGTATTTTCAACCACCACGGAATCATAACCATTTCTGAAAATAACAAAGTCAATCAGTGCATTTTCTACCGTCGCATTCAAGCACGAACAGTTTGACGTCTGTCCATTCATGTTAGCATTCAACGTCATATTGCTAATGGAAACGTTATTTACAAACCCTGTAATTAAATCCTTGTTAGAGTCTGGTGCGAGCGTAATGATAGTTGAGTATCTATCCAAACCGATGAGCGAAACATTTTCAATAACCGTAAGCCCTGTCACAATGTAGTTACCTGCCGGAAAGAAAAGATATTTTCTCTGTACTCCGGCATAGTTAATCATGGCCTGAAGAGCTGTCGTGTCATTGGTTGCACCGTCACCTTTAGCTGCTACCAACGGCGCGGGAGGGTTTTTAACGTTGATGAAATATAAATCAGCCAGTAACTCTCTCACAATATCTTCCAGTCCCGCCGCGTCAATCAGTTCTTTAACCACCTCTACAATGTAGTCAGGTAAAGCATTCACAGTATCTACGAGCTGGTTAATCTTTTCTGTTACTTTACAAACCTGTTCCTCATACGAAAGTGCGTCACCATAAACAGTCGGCAGCACTTTCATGCAAAGCATTCTTAATCTTGTCACGGTTTTGAAGTCATAGTTGTTTGTCACCATGCGACATTTACCTCCCATATTCCCATGAAAAGCTCTTCTAACTCTTTGATGATCATCATATCAATGTTAATAAGGCTTTCACGGTATTCCATGATCATGGACGAGTAGCTCCCCGTTCCCTGCTTTCCCGTCACGGTTTCAATGTAATCTTCTGTATTGTTAATTGTTGTGTTATTGTTTGTTTCCGTTGTGGCATTGACTGTTAAATTTCCTGTGGTTGTTTCTCCTGAACTTCCTTTGCTTGTATCTGTCGCGTTGATCATTCTTGCGTTGGTAAGATACCTGTCATTTTGCAAATCTGTTAATCCACCTTGCGGTGTCTCGGCATACTTGTCAGTATCAGCCCGTGTCACGCTGTTTTCAGATGAACCGTCAACCATCACATGATTATCCTGAGCACTGTCACTTATCACTCTTCCATCAAGAATCTGTTTTCCATTGTTCTTACGTGTGTGCTGGCGTGAAATGTCAACATCATACAGTGGATTAAACTTATGTGTGGCTGACTCATATAACTGGTTGTAGTACGGCATGATCTCATTCATTTTTGTGTCAAGCTTAAGCTTCCAAAGGCCATAAGTTTCCAAACCAATTTCTTGGGTATAGAAATGTTTCAAAATCTTGGTTTCCAGCACAGCGCGGTAACTTTCATCGTAGATAGGATAGTTAAAGCTAAATACTTTAGCTCTTGCCCCATTGATCACCTGAGCTATATTTTCATAGCCCGTGCTTTCCTGCAATCCAGCCAATGACTCACAGATATACCTAAGTTGCGTGGTAAATACACTCATGCTTCACCGCCTTCCCCCGGTTCCCCGGTGATCTCATCCACCATTGCTTCTTCCATGTTGGGAATAACCTGGCGGTAACGCACTCCCACATTAAGTCCAAACATTGCATTGATTTTGTCACACGCTCTTTCACGTTCTGACAGACGGGTGTAACGCTGTGCTTCCACGTCTCCCATACTGGTTCTTATCTCTGCGGTATTAAGACGTTCGCGTTTGTCGGTGTTAGAGTTAGATATCCCAAGGTAAGTCATGGCTTCATCCCACACTAGCTGTTTAAGAACCTGTAATTTATCAGACACATACGGTGTTGAGATATCCAACGTTTCAAGCTGTTGCGCCAGGCCCTTCTTTCCGAATATGAACGGCTGGTTTCCGTCATATTTTTTCATGAGATTGACCAATGTTAATCTCTGTGATTCTTCACACGTTAGAACCTTTGGCGTTTTCTGCCCCTTAACATTTACGTCGATTGCTCTCTGAATTTCGTATAATCTCCAAGCATACATTTCAATGTCAAGCAACGAGTTAATGTGAAGGTTGTTGTTAAAGATCAATACACTATTTGTGTTGTCCAGCTCCACGTTGTAGCCGTTGCTGGCGTAGGCTCTACGAATAATAGGAATACGGTACACATCAAGTGGTCCACCTATCATTGTTTGTAGAGTGAGATAACCCAAAATTTCATCCTTAAAGAATACCGCCATTCCATCTGCAAATAGCGCCAGTTCTAAGAACCTTGCGTCACAAGTCGGTGGAAGGTTAGTCCATTCGAACTGTGATATTGCCAGGTCTGTCAGCCTGTTATAGTATTGCAGGAACGTGCTGTTATTAGTTTTCGCACTATTCCAGAACGGCCGGTCTGTATTATAGTCCCTCATTAGTTACTGCACCTCCCACCGGGCTATTGTCAAGTGAATAGTTACCGATTTCATCTCCGTTGCGCCAGAACGTCACGCCGTTGTCATAGATTGACCTTAACCTTGCCATATCATCAGCAGGAACTGAACCTGTCAGACTGCTATTGACAGTTTTAACGTAGTTCCAATGCGGACGGATAGAGCGGTTAGGAATCTTAACTCTGTGCGTGGCATACCCGTAAGCTGTAAAATAGCTGTCAATAATGCGCGCGAACTCAGCTCGTATGTGAGCGTAATAGAACTGAAATCCCTTAATCTGGTTTGCCATATTTATGATTGAACCTCCACCACCACGTGCCTGTGGCGGCAACGTGCTTTTGTCGGCTATGGTTGCCAGTAGGTTTCCAATCTGTTGAATTCCGCCTACAGTTTGATTAACGCCTCCCATTCCTCCGGTAGCGTATAACGTAGCTCCACCAGCTGCCGTTTGAGCAATTCCGCCCACCAAACTCATTGAAAGTTGAGTCTGATTCTGTGCCACCCAAGCTTTAAATGTGTCAATGGTGTAGGCACACTGGGGGAAGTTACCTACAATTAATTTCTCATTGTAGTTCTTTGCGACTCCCTTGTAGTACAAGGGAACCAACATGCATTCAGGTGTACAGCACATTGCACCAGAAACATTAAAAGTGCAGTTACTTGTAGAGAAATATTCGAATGGATAATTAACCGCCGATCCCTCGTTGTTGGTCACATAAAGCATATTGTAGGGAAAAGTAAATAATTTTTTGTTCTTTGGGACATACCCGTCAATGTCATTTAAGTGTTTATCTCTGTCAATATTAAACGCCTCTGGCATTGTTTTCTGGTAATCATAGCAGAATGAAATAGGAAGCATAAATATGGATACAATACCATCTGATTTGTTTTTGGTTGTAGCCTCCTCTAAAAATGTAGCCGCGCTCTGCCAGTTAGCGAAAACATTATATTGCAGACCAGAGAAAACACCACCGTAAATTCCACCTTGTGCGTCGTCAAAATTTTTGTCAAATGTTGCTGCTATGACGATTTGATACAGGGAAAATAGACTTGTCAGTCCTAAGTCCTCGTATACATATTCTCCAAGTTCAAGGTTTTCAGGAACCAGGTTTCCGCCAATGTCATCTGTAGCTGCCATCTCACGCTCAACAAAACATTGATTAACCGTGTAGTCAAAATGCCAGGTCTGCATAACGTCAATTTCGATTGTGATTTCACTAGTTTCATTGTTAATGTATTCAACATTTGTTATGAACGCATAGAACCATTTAGTACCGAATGACGTATTTTGAAACATGATGTAGTTGCAATCATACAGATTTTCAGCATTAATTTCAACGCGTAGAGGCTTTCCCCAAGGAGCTTGATAGGAAAGTTGCGTAAGATTGTATTTTGTCTTTCCAGAGAAATATGCTACTTGTGACCCTTGATCAAGGAAGAATATGGTATTTCTGTAGGTATTGTCTAACGGGACATTTTTTAGAATGCGCACATTAGTGTTTGGTGCTACATACATCTTAATACCTCCTTTGGGAGGGGATTAACCCCTCCCGTAAATCATCCTGCCGCCGGGGAAGTAACGGTAATGGTAGAATTTCCCGCTTTCGTCGAATTAAACGTAGAAGTGGCAGTCGCGGTAATAGTGGTTGCTGTCTCATCCTCGGCCACATACAGGTTGCCATAGATATCAATGGTAGTGTCTGCGCTGGTTGCACCAGTAAGACTCCACACTACAGATTTGGGAGCAAAGTTAGTGGTAGCAACCGTAGCATTCAGGTGGATTCCCTGACCCTTAAACACGGAAGCAGTTGCCGGGGAAACGGTTACGCCGGTAACAGTTGGTGCGCCAGAAATGAATACCGTGTTATTCGCAAACGGGGAAACACTGAACGTTTTCCACGCGTGATAGAAGTAGTTCCAGTAGAGGCCCTGCCCGTTGTAGTTCTCTGTAAAGTTGTAGAAATTATCAAAGATCATGAACCAGTCACGGTCAACCATAATGGCCGGAATTGCGTCAAGGGCGGTAAGTTCTTCCTGAGTAATCGGCACATAGTTGGGATCATTGGCAAACAGTAAATTAAGTCTATCGGTGTCAAGGGCACCAAAACTATCTACCAGAATGCGGCGCCCCATAAATTCCGCTTTGTCCATGTTGAACGCACTCGCAAGCACTTGTACATCGATTACAGCGTCAAACTTTGCGTTAAGTATAATGAACTGATCAGTTTTAGCTGTGAAGGTGGTCACGCCGCTAATGTTATAGTTAGTAGATGGAAACTCCCATGTGTTGCTGATACCCTTAATCGTAGAAACGATTCCTTGGGCATTTTCGGGAGACACGGGGTCAATCTCAGTCACGTTCATGCGGCCATTCAGAATGTTGCGCGCAATCATGTATTTCATGGTAAGGAACTCATCATAGTTCGCGCCGGTGTACATTGCGTCTACGATTTTCGCGATCAGGTCGGTGATCCCCTGCCAAGACAAGAACGCCTGGCGCAGCTGGTCGTTGCTAATAGTAGCTTTGTAGAATTTCTGATAGTTAAGAATGTGGAAAGCTGCCCGCACATCGGGAATCTCCCGCTTGAACACTCCAGTTTCCGCCACTTCGGGGTCAAACTGGAAGGGTTTTGCAATGTTGACGAAAATTTCCTCTACCGTTTCGCCAAATTCAAGAAGTCCCTTCTTAAGTCCAGCCCACGGGTTGTAGAACATTTTGGACGTGATGATCACACGGCCAATACGGTTCATGAGTGCCGACAAGAACTCGTTCTGCAAGGCGGGATAATTCATAATGATTCCGCCAATCTCACGCACACTTGCCGCAAGTGCCGGGTCTGCTGACGGAACATAGTCACGGTAATTCGCACTGGCGTTATCCCTGATTGTATTCAAAATCTGTGCCGTGGCAGCGTACATTTTCGGCACGTTCACCTTGGGGTTTTCTGCCGCAAACGTTTTTGCGGCGGTGTTGGTTACGCTATCTAAGCTTACATTAGCTGGCTTGTTAGGCATATTATTCTCCCTCTCTTTCCTCAAATAACTCTTCAAACGTGCGCGTCTTTTCGCCGTCACGTTTTACATCTTCTTCCTGATCTTCCTTTGCACCCTCCGGGGTATTGAAAAATCTGTCACGGTAGCGCTTGCGCCATTCAGCGTCGAGGCCCTCGTACTTTGCTTTCCAGTCCTCCCCGTCACCACGCGCTCTTTCTTCCAACTCGTCGTAAGTATCGGTGATATCTTCCATGAATCTTAATGCGTCGTCGCTGGTGTCGTCTCCGATACGTTCACGAATGCGGTTGAAAAACTCTTCTCTTTCCAATCTGGCCATTTTCTACCCTCCTTAAAATATTCTTCGCCGCAGATAGTACATAATTGGCATTTTCTTTCCTGATCCCGGGCCAGGTCCAGGCCCAGGACCAGGTCCAGGCCCAGGACCAGGATCAGGCGGTGGTTCACCTGTTAAAACAGTCCACCAGTATTCCGCGTTTTCCATGCGGATAGATTCTGAGGCTCCCGGATCAGCGGGCCGCTCATAATTGTACAACCAAGCTTTGGCAAGGTAAGCCGGGGTTTGGGTACTTGCTTTAAACTCGTCATAATTTTCCGGGTAAGCTCTCGTGGCGTAGTAATCAGCATACCCATTCACGTATACAATTTGAGCGTAACCATCTGATGGGGAACCTGTTTTATCGCTAAAATTAGGCCCGTAGCCGCTTAAAGCTTTTGCTTCCAGTGCGTCTATGTATTTGCTGGCAGGGGTAAACTGTACAAGCCCGTACCCCATATTAGTCCAGGGCGATCCGGCGGAAACACCTAGAACATCGTTCTGCCATCTCCAAGGGTTATACCCTGATTCAACCGCCATATTGCCCAAAAGCCCGCATACAGCGTTGGTAGTCCAACCATGTGCGGCAAGCGTTCCCCATATGTTTCGGGCGTTTTCGATTGCTTCATCACTGGTCCTCGCGTACGCACCTATAGCTTTTGCGTTCCAAGCCATAATTTAAAGCCCCCTTCAGTCGTAGTTGTTTAAGTCGTTTTTGTCCATAATCGTCTGGTAATCCCGATAAGATACATCCAAATCAACATAGCCAGTGATTCCGGGGATTTTTCCACGATCGGTTTTCTGCCAGAGATTCACGTTCTTTCCGGGCGTATCAGCATATCGGGCGTACCACATGTCATATTTCTGCGGGATATCGCTCCCCTGGTAATACCGTTTCCAGTAGTCCTTATTTGTGTAGAACATGGCATAGAATCCGCGCTCTTCAACCCGTTTACAGAACTGCCGTGTGCATTCAAGCACGAACGCGTGGTCAACTTTTGCTCCCTGTTTAATGGCGTGAGTCACAGTGTCGTACTCAAAATCGTAAACCACAGGAAACGCGAGCTTACGTTTTCCCACGATATCCAAGCAATAATCTGCTTCTTTTCGTGCCATTTCAGGGTGTAAAGCGTAGCTAAACCAGTACACGCCAAATGGGATTCCCAATCTCTCACACTGAGCCATGTTGAAAAGGGCTTTCGCGTCAAGGTTGTTGTTTCCAAAACCTGCGCGAATCATGGCAAAGTCAATGTGAGGTTTTACCTTTTCCCAGTCGATATATCCTTGGTGACGGGAAACATCAATTCCATTCATCATTACTTGTCACCCTCCAGTTTCTCCACCAGCTTAGTTAATGCAATAGTGTTATTATTAAGCGCCGCCGATACTTTATCCATTTCTTCTTTGTGGCGTTCATCTGTTTTGTTGACGTACCAGAAAAGCGCCCCAGCGGCTACAATCGGAAAACCAAGACTCCCGACAAGCTGAATAATCGAATTTACGTCCATTCCGTCACCTCCCTTCCCTCTCCTTATATTATACCGAAAAAGCTTGACAAAGTCAATAACTTTTTGATATAATATAAAGGGGAGCTTATAACCACCAGTTATACTGATTAAGCCTGAGAGGAAGGTTAATATGGCATATTATGACGGGACTAAGTTACTGTCAATGAAAGATATTAACGGAAAGAAGCCCGAGCTGTTTATGGTTACTACCAATAGAACGGCCGGTAAGACCACATGGTTTAACCGTTACTTTACCAAAAAGTTTAAATCTGGACAGGGAAAGTTTATGCTTTTAAACCGCTTCAACTATGAGCTTTCGGATTGCCATGACAAATTTTTTAAGGATATCAGAAATTTATTTTTCCCAGATGATAACATGTCAAGCCAGTGTATGGCAAAGGGTTTATACTATGAGCTGTATTTGAATGACATTCACTGTGGTTATGCGGTTGCCCTTAATGGGGCTGACGCAATTAAGAAGTACAGCCATATTTTCAACGATGTTGATCGGATTCTGTTTGATGAATTTCAGTCTGAGAATAATAAGTATTGTACTGACGAAATTAAGAAGCTGCTTAGTGTTCACACAAGTGTTGCCAGGGGGCGAGGAAAACAGATTCGATATGTTCCGGTGTACATGTGCGGAAATACAGTTAGCCTGCTGAATCCATATTACACGGCGCTAGGTATATCTGACCGACTAAAGAAGGATACACAATTCCTGAGAGGCGATGGATTTGTGCTTGAACAAGGCTTCATCGAATCAGCTTCAAACGCTATGATGGAGTCGGGATTTAACCGTGCATTCTCTTCAAGCGATTACGTGGCTTATGCGTCACAGAACATATATCTTAATGATAACTATGCTTTCCTTGAACGACCAGAAGGGCGCGGAAGGTATATGTATACCATCAAGTATCTTAACAAGCATTACGCCATCTATGAATATGATTCGCTGGGAATCATGTATGTCACCGACAAGTGGGATGAATCATTTCCCATTAAGCTTACTTTGACCACTGATGATCATAATATCAATTATGTCATGCTTGCCAAAAACAGCTTGATGATTGGAAGCTTGCGTAGCTTGTTCAATCGCGGTTGTTTCCGATTTAAGAATCTGGAATGCAAAGCTATGTTACTTAAACTGCTTTCATATTAAGGGTATCTACATCCGTTATCGTTAGTCTGTCGTGTGCGGGTTCCGAAGGGTAAAACCTTCCGTGCAGTCTATCGGACTTGGAAGTCCATTCTAACGACCGGGTGATTTAGATATAAGAAGAGGGAACCGGAATGGCTCCCTCTTTGTAATTGTATTTGCGCAAGTACAATTATTTAAAGTTTAATTTTAATCCTCCTTTAATTTTAATTCAGCCTTCTTTGTCATTTTGTATCCCTTATTTTCAAGAACTATTCCACCCGGCATTCTCACCGGTTTAAGCATATTTTCCAGCTTAAGTCCTTCCTTAAAATCTTCCATTACATGTGTCTTTATGAACTCGTCCTTTGCCGACTCTGCCATGCCTGCGCACCTGATTGAATAATATGGTTCTACAGGTTTGCCATCATTATGAGTGACGTGTTCGATGTAGGTTTTCTGACGTACGAATATTGCTTTATTCCAAAAGCTTTCCAGCTTCCAAGAACAAAAATGCGTGGGATGAATCTTGATTCCTTTTACGGTGTCCGGTGAGCCGCTACAATGAATCGAGTCAGTATCGCAGTATATGAATCCGTCCTTATCTGGCCCGTAATAGTTTGCTTGTGCAGCGTTGATAACAAACAAACGCGCGTATGAGGTTATCGCACTTCCCACCGCTATGAATCCCGGCTTCTTTTCGTGCTCTTCTACAATTTCAAAGCCTAGTACATTTTTATCGTTAATATAGGGCACTTTATAACTGGACGAGTCATTAGCCGCAAATTTACCGTATAAATTGTTAAGGTACAACTTTGCGAGCTCCCGCTCCGCGTCAACTGAATTTTCTTTAAGTTGCTTGTACTTATACATATATTCATCGAATAATCCAATTTCTTGATGGAACATACACCCATCTAGCACCTCCAGATCGTACACATTATAGTGCTGTAGAAATAACTCGTAATCCTTGCAGGTCATTGTCAACGTTACTTGTGAATCATGCAACTGACCTTTTCTCATATAGTAACGCTTGTATGTACCCGTTTTATAATCGTAAATATCGCTTGTGGTTAAGTATTCGGCGCCAAGATATAGCAAGCTCCCTTTAATCTGCACTGTGGGGAGCATTCCTTCTTTTATGTGAAATCTGCACCGGAACCTAACAAAGTAATAATATTTCTTGGCCTCTTCTGGTATATTGCCCTTCCAAAATTTAGGAAGTCCTACTGGATAATAGTTTCCTGATTCACTTGACATGTTTGAGGGATAACTACTGTTAATATCGGCTGTCCACCCGTTCTGAAATACTTTATTTTCCTTACCTTTTACCAGGTAACAATAACCCCCACGGTAACTGTGCCTAATGTATGCGTCAGCAGTTTTCTCTCCATACAATTCCGGGTCAATTTCAACTTGCGTTAAGTCAGGAAAAAAGCTTTTATAATCCTCCTTATCATAAGTAGTTTTGAACTCTTCCAAGCAGCAGGAACCAATGGTAAGCTTTGTATGCCCACGTTCAAACATAATCTCTAACGCTTCTTTAACCACAAGAACGTCATTGGCTATGTACTCGCGTTCCTTATCTGTGATTACACAACCTGCATATCTGAATCCTTCATATTCCATGCCAAGTTTCTTATGCTCAGTCTTGAAGCTTTTACCTATTCTCTTCACCGAAAATGGTAAGAGCTTTAAGGAGTCGCGAAACTCAATCACGTTGCTTCCCATCTTAATAGTGATACTATACCACGCGCCACGCTCACTGATGGCGCACTTGAAATCCTTGTTTAACATTTGACCTTCCGCTACGCGGTTCCATCTGTATCCGTTCCTCAGCAGATGATCAACAATAAAATTTCCGTCAAACTTTAGGTTGTGGAAATAACCTATTACATTTTTCTTTAAGCTTTTAACATAGTCAAGGAAATCCCCCAAACTATGCAAAATTTCTACTTGCTCAGTGTAAAGTTCTACGATCGCAGCCGCCCATACTTCAGTGAACTGCTGACCCTTATATACTGTCGTTTCAAAGTCGCATACATAGTAACTATAATTCCTCGTCCTCATACATAGACCAATCTTCACCCTCCTCTAGCGCTTCCAATATTTCTTGTCTGCCGCCGGACGTTCCGCCTATCATTTCTAGGATTCCCGTCAGCTTGCCGACAAGTATTTCTGAATCAGAAACGCCCTCCCAACCGGGCCACTCGCCGTTTGCCTTTGAACGCTCTAGTGCGTCTGCCAAATCCTCATCGCCGTAACGCTGGCGCGCCAGTTGGAACCAACGCGAAATGTAGTTGAATAGCTTTTCATTTCGGCCGTATATCTCAGTCATTTCCATCTGAAAAACTGTGAGAATTTGTTCGTCGAACTGAACGTATTCGACTACGGGCAACTGCGGTTGGCTAGGTACTGGTGACTCACGCCTTGGTGCTCTGGCGGCTTCTCTACGCTGTCGTCGTGTTTCGGCGGCACGACGGGCGGTTGCTTGGCGCTCTAAGCTACGTCCCTCTGCGCCTGTCAGCAGTTCACCGGTTTCTACATCGATATAGCGTGAACGCTCGTAGAGCTTAGGTGTGGTGATCTTTTGCAAGCGACGGACACTCGCGGTGGTAACCCGTTTGGGACGTGGGGGCAATATATTTTCTGGAACGTCATAGCCACGCTGAGTCATACGTGTGATTTGACGTTCTATGCGACGGCGCTCGCGGTTGTATGCTTTTTCGGCGCGGGTTTGTTTTCTACGCTTTGCCATGGATTATTCACGTCTCCTCTATAATAAAATAGTAATCAATTGAATCCACCTTAAAACGACGGTGCAATCCCGCACGTTCTTTCATCTGAATTGTTAAAACTACCATATTAATCCTCCATCTAGTCAATGCTATTGGCACATACTACGCCAAATACCACGCCTATGATAAAACAAAATAAACTACATAAAGCAACCAATACTGGAATAGGAATATACATTTTCTTACCTCCTTGTAATAAATAGCCCGCCACGTGTGTAGCGGGCATTTGTCTAGCGCTTTAGCGCGTATGACCTGGTTATTCCGTTCTATTAGGCAAGATCACAGTTCACGTAATCTCTACCAGCCTTGGTTACACCTGAAATCTTTTTCAGGGTAAAAGGTTCGCCGTCAAACATGTTCCACAAATCCATGAAATTGCCCTTGAACGTCTGAGACTGGCACGACCATACGGTTTCCTGTCCGAACGCGTCCTCACCGATGATAGAAAGCATGTGAGAGGTTTCACCATTTGCGTTCTCATCGTCAAAGGTCAGCCAACCACGTGGTGTAATAGTGGTTCCGTCCTCTAATGCCTTAACCGATACGATGGACGGGCTTTTGGTCATGCGGTACAGCTCTACCTTGGTGAACTCGTTGCTCTTCTCTGTAATTGTCATTGTTTAGACCTCCTTAAACATCTTTTAATTTCTTCTCAAAATGCTGCTTCTTTTGCTTCCTTCTTTTCTGCCTGTGCTTCTTTAGTCTGGGACTTGGGGCGCTCAACCGGAACCGCGTGGGCCATGAAATCCTCAACCGTGATCCCTAATAGCTGCTCGCGCTTTTCCATAGAGACTACCACAGCCGGATGATAATCCTCAAACAGTTCCTCTGCGGACAGATGTTTCTTAACCATGGCAAGCGCTTTTTCCTTGTCTTTGATAACTCCCGGAAAAACTACCGTCTTATAGTACGTTTCAGCGGACACCTCGTTGACTCCCAGCACCGTAACTGCTGTGCTTACCAGTGTTCTTGTGATCATGTCTTTCTTCATTGCTTTTCTCTCCTTTTCTTTGCTTAAAATATGTGTATTTGTTTCTCCCGCCTGATCCGGTGGGTAATGGCCGGGGAGGAGTCGAACCTTCCCTGGTGCCGTCAGCCTAATCGTTTACTTCCTCGTTGAAGCCTGAAAAGAACTTTGCAGATACTACTTTTAACCATCCATCAATGATTAATGACTTTGCGGTTTCCAGAGAGAACGCCTGGTTGGTGCTTACCTCTAACAAAAGACGAACACCGGTGTTGTAATCCTTGATGAGATAGAAGTAGTTGGGACCGTCCAAGAATCCTTTGGCAAGAACGGCGTAGCTGGGGCTAGTCGTTTCTAAAAACTGAATTACCATGTTCTTGATCATTAGTCGTCCTCCTTGTGAATGCCGACGATGTTATTGTCGAACCAATCGACCTCGTAGTCTCCGTAATCCTCGGTGAGGTCCTGAGCCTGCGCGATTTCCGTGTCACCCTCAGCAAACTCGATTTTTATCATAGTGTCAACCTGCCAGGCATTATTGGCCATGTATAAATCAATGAACTTTAACATAGGTTTGACCTCCTTTAAAACTTAATTTATTTAACTTACAAGTCAAGTATAACAATGATGTATGTACTGGTTATGAACAAATTGTGAACAAATTGTGAACATTAAAATAGTTTTCCGCTAATATGATATTCGGGACTAATAGTAACGCAATTATGACTAAAACTTTCTACGGCTCTCCAACCATAATCTTCTACTAAAATATGAGCAGGTAAATGATAACTTTCAGTCGGAAATTTTACTAATATATCAGTGTCAGCTTCCCGTTCTTCATATATCTCATATACATCATTTACTGTAACACGGTCTGAACCATTAACTGGAATAGCCAAATCTACTTCCAAACCATTAAGATTAATTACTTCAAAATTACGCAAATCATCAATAAGAATAAGGGCCTCACAATAGCGGTCGCCAAATGGTGTAGTTGCATGTATGATATCATAATAATGCCACCCACGAAAGCGCTTGTATAACTGATAATAGGTCATGTTATTACCCCCTTCTAGTAATAATTATTTTGTAATTAATGGGTTCGGCGGCACCGGCGTTCAAAACCTGTTTACGCATGATTGCACCACATGAACCAAGCACGCATATGCTAAACCCCATTGCAATGAAACTGTTTACGTTTTCTTCAAATAATCCAACTGTTGAATGTATTCTGATAATTTCTTCCATTTGTTCCTCCTTGAACTTGTTTATCTTTGTTACACTTATAGTATAAGCTATATTTAAGCAAAAGTCAAGGGTTAATTATAGTGTTCACAAATTGTTTACAATTAACAAAAGTTAAAGCGTATTAACTTTGCCCAAATTGTAAGCGCTTACATTCGTGTGAAAAATCAGATTCAACCTTAGCCCCAGCCTCTAGCTTAACCGGTGAAATTGTGTGAATTGTTCGCACAATTGACACAGCGGGGGAGGGTATTATGTAAACCGATTAAACAATACTCTGCTCGGCTAAAGTATTGTCTGACAATTCGAGCAAAAGAGGTGAATTGTGTCCG